GGAACTTCTGCTCCAGGTCAACAGCAAGCAGATCCTAACAGTAAGCAACTAGATCAACTGTTAAAACAAAATCAAATTAATGTAAACAGCACAGATGACTTTCTCAAAGCGTTTACAGCCATACAGCAAAAACAACAACTAACTCCTGATCAAGAAAAAGTACTAGGCGATTATGCCAAAGCTACTATTGCTAAACCAGGCTTGCCCACACAGATGGCAGGACTAATGAAAACAATCATGAGTAAAAAACCTGAAGGTAATCCCACAGCACCGCCCGCAGCCGGTGCCCTAGTTCCGGGAGTTTAATATGAAAATAGCACAATTACTTTCTGGCACCAGTATCGCTATTACAAATCAAGAACAACAGTTCATCGAAAGCCACAGCACCAAAGTTTCCATTAATAGTCTCAGCGAACACGATCAGTGGCTGGCTCAGAACCTTGTCAGGAAAGGCATATACACAATAAGTAATGATAGCCGCACACTGATAAAGAACATAAATGAAACAAACTCCTGATGACATCTATCAAAAAGTTAAACAACTTGGCCTTGATGTTAAAGAACAATTAAAACGCCAGGGGATCATCGTTCCCACCAAAACACCCGATGGCTCAATACGGGTAGGCTACTATACAATTAAAAAAAACAAAACTGGCTTCTATAGCATTTTAAACTATAGCAACGAAGCAGTTGTTGAATTTATAAATTTACCACAGACTGCTGCCATGCTGGCTAATAGACTAGCACTGGGTAAATACCTAGACAGCGAATTGTTAGATGCTGACCGTAGATACGGACATGCACTATTTGAAGAAGAACTGCATTTAACACTGGCAGAACGTAATTTAAAGTCTAATAATGTAGACCGGGCAGATGTAATGTTTACTAAATTCAAAATATCTAAACACAGGAAAGAACAGCATCGAAAAACCATATTCAATGGTTTTGACAAACTGATGCGTTTTAGCTAAATAAATTTAATCATTCTTTTGGAACAACTATGAAGACCAGCGATTTTAGAAACAAACCTACAAGTTCTCAACTAAAAGAGAATATGAACAAAATGTTTGGCGTCAACGTCAACTTGACTAAGTATTCTAGGGAACAACTAGAAGATATGCGAAATAGACTGCGTACCAAAGTTTTCCAACAGGAAGGCAAAGCAGGTATTAATGATTTGCTGACCAACGAAACATACCAAAAAGACAAGGCCATGCTAGCCTTGCTAAACACAAGGATCAAAGAAATGCTAGGCGAAAACTTAAAACAATTAAAAGACAAAATGATAGAACTTAGCGAAGCTAAGAAAGGTGTTAAAGCACCTAAGTACAAAATCCACGCTAAGGGTACCGCTGGTAAAGACTATGACGGTGACGGCAAAGTTGAAACTCCAAAAGACGAAGTCTGGGGTAGTCGTGCTAAAGCCGCTGCCAAGTCAGGCAAGCCATTTGAAGAAAGTGCAAAGCCAGATTTCTTAGATATGGACAAAGATGGCGACAAGAAAGAGCCAATGAAAAAAGCCTCTAAAGAAAAGAAAGCAGGTCCTAAGAAAGGTGTCAATCCTTTTGCCAAGGTCAAAGAAGGTTTCCCAACTGTTGACGATGCTAAGAAAGCAGCCGCTGGCACAGCTAATATGAAACCAGGCGAGAAGAAGAAGTCTAGCACAGGTGGTGAGATTACCAAGACTGCTACAGGCCTAAAGCACACAGCAGGTAAAAACTACGGTGGCGAAGATGCTCCTAAGACTCCTGACAGCGACAAGAAAGCTAAGAAGACCAAAGAGTCTGTTTCTAAACTAGCTGAAGCTAATGTACGTTTCAAACACAATGTTAAGTTTGTCAACGAGAGTCTTGGCTTCCTATTAAACGAAGATGAAGAAGGTAAGGCCAAGGCTATTACCGCTGCTGGCGACATGGTCAATGATTACACATCATGGATGCAACGTGTTGGTCAGTATCAAACTAAAACAATGATTGAACTAGCAGATGCTATCAAAGCGGACTTCGGAGCACAAGAAGCAGAAACTTTCAAGCAAGCAGTTGGTCCAGCCCTAAGTGCTACCTTAGAAGTACTAACACAACAACGTGAAGCAGTATCTAACGCTGTTGCAGTACTAGCAGGCGAAGCTACTCCAGATGCCGCAATGGGCATGGATCCAGGCATGGATGCAGGTATGCCCCCAGCAGATGGCATGGACATGGCAGCACCTGATGAAATGAATGCTCCAGCTGATGAGTTTGGTGCCAGTGATGCAGCCGCAGGCATGGGTACAACTGGTCGTGAAATGCGTGAAAGCAAGTTTGCTCGCAAACTAGCTGAAAGCCATTCTATTCTAAGCAAATTAGCTAAATGAGATTACTAGAAGTAGACTTGGGAAGTGCTAGAGATGTTCTAGCAGTTCTCCAAGGACAGGCAAACAGAGAAGGGCAAAGTTCTACTTTGCCTTTTGCTGTTGTAATGAAATTACTTAGACCGTTTGGTCTAGGTATTAGTACTCCAGATGGTTTAATTGCATTAAAGAACGCTGTCGATCCAGCAGGCGATGTTATTGATAGTATCACAGACGATGGTGCTGTTATATTAAAAACTAAAACAAAAAATCCAAATCAAGAAAAACCTGCAGAGGTAGGCGCTAGCCCTGCTGTGTCTGCAATGGCATCTAGCAATGCCAAACAATTAAAGCCAAATATTTGACATTAGTGTAAAAGGTTGTTATAATTAAGTTTATGACAATCTATACTCCTCCTCCGTTCGTTGAACGATTCCAATATAAAAACTGCGTACAAGTGAATGATCCTGTTACACGTAAACGTGTTTACAGAACTCCAGATGGCGAAAGTCTTCCTAGTGTGACAACTATCCTTAGTGCTACTAAAGATATGACTCATTTGAATGAATGGAAGAAACGAGTAGGTGTTGAAAAAGCACAGCAGATTACCACAGAGGCTGCAGGTGTTGGTACAGCCATGCATGCCAACTTAGAACGTTTCTTAATTGGCGAGGCAAGACAACCTGGCAACAATCCCGTACACATCAAAGCCAATGCCATGGCAGATCAAATCATTCTTAACGGACTGAGCAAAATGGATGAAGTATGGGCCATGGAACAGAGTTTATACTTTCCAGGTCTATATAGTGGAACTACTGACCTAGTGGGTGTATATGAAGGTCAACCGTGTATTGCCGATCACAAGCAAACAAACAAGCCCAAGAAGGCAGAGTGGGTAGAAGATTATTATCTACAGCTAATGGCCTACATTATGGCACATAATGCAGTTTACGGTACTGACATGCGTCGAGGCGTTATCTTCATGTGTAGTCGTGGGGATGACAGCATTAAAGTAGGCGGTGAAGTATATCAGCAGTTTGATCTAAAACCTGAAGATTTTAACAAATATCAGGATATGTGGCTTTCTAAGGTAGAAGAGTACTACGCCCTGGCCAAGTAAGCATCTCAACGCATAAATATCTCATACAGGGGATATTTCCATGGCCGTTATTGAGATAGCAAAAATACAAGTCCGTCGAGGACAAGAAAACCAAACAGGAATTCCGCAGCTTGCAGGTGGAGAATTTGCTTGGGCGGCAGATAATGAAACTTTATATATTGGTTTAAAGAGAGAAGACGGTGGGGCTCGCGATACTAACGTGCGGGTTTTAACAGAAAATGATATTAATTTGTTTAGAAGATTAGCATCCGAAGGTATGCTTAATACTGCTACAAATTATGTTTGGAGTTGGTACAACTCAGAAAAAATTACTTCTTCAACTTATATAACATCATTAACTGGTCAAGACATAGCAATAAGATATGTACAAAATAAATTAGATGATTTTGTTAGTATCGCAGATTTTATAACCACTGCATCCTCAACTGATTGTAGCATAGGAGTACAGGCCGCAATTGATCATTTATTTTTAGATTGGCATGTTGATGCCTTTGCACCTGGATCACCGACACCTATTACTGACATTAACACGGCTACTGCTTACGACCCGGGCAATACAAAAAAATTCAATAAAAAATTATATTTTCCAGCAGGTATCTACAATATAGGAACAACGTTAAAGATTCCTAGAAACACTGTCATTGTTGGCGAAGGCATAGACAAGACTATTATTAGAGATGCTACATCAGGTACCGGTATTTTTAAAACAGTTGATTTTGTTAATAGAAGAAATTCTTATTCGGCAGCCAATTTCAACCAAGGAGAATTAGATGTTACTAGTACATCTAGCGCAGAACTTTCAATAACTGGTTCCGGCCGCCCTAAGAATATTCACATTGAGGGAATGACCTTAGAATATACTAGTGCAAGTTTAACTAATCCAAATCTTGCCCTTTTAAATTTAGACGGCGTAGAAAATGCTGTTATTAGAGAAGTTAAATTCCAAGGAACTATTACCTCAACTGTGTTTGAATCTGGAACAACATTTGGCGGTCCTGGATATACGGGGATAGACATTAGAGGATACGGTGTTAATGCTCCTGAAAATATTTTAATTGACAATTGCCAATTTACTGGTTTATATTACGATATAAAATCAAATTACGAATCAAAGCATATTGTTATACAAAATAATAGTTTTTCATATTCAAAATACGGTGTTGCATTTAATACTGCTACAAATACACTTACTCTGGCCAATGCTGGTCCTGTTTATGCTCGAATTGTAAACAATAAATTTCAAGATATTTACGAACAAGGAATTTATGTAGGGGCAGCAAACTCACTGAGTATTCCTACTAATCACATTAGTCAAAACAATTCATTTGTAAACGTAGGAGATAACGGTGATCCTGAAGGCTCTGCAGGTGGTACTTCTGTTATTAAGTTTGCCACTAGTGGTAATGCTAGCGTCAATGATTACTTTGGACGATATCAATATCATAACACTAAACTTGGAACAACTCCCGGTATTACTTCTATATACTATCCATTGATAGATGGCAGAGCTACTATAGATCTTAATTCAGTATCTACTGCTACTTTGGCTCCGGCTCCTGGTGTTGATACCCTGTGGTCAATAACGCCTATCATGAGATTGCCTATAACAGACAATGAACAACACCTAATAATAAAATATCAATGCACTTATAATACATGGGGTTCTGGTGGAATTCACGTTAATAAGGCAGGGACATTACACGTTTATATTAGACCTACCGATCCTGCAACAGGTGTTCCAGCAGATATTCAACTTGTAGATGAACATAATATGTATGGTACAGACCCTGGAATATTCTGGGGCATCGATACTTCTATTGCTACATATTCATATTTTGATCTAGTTGGATGTAGCTTGGCTACACACTCTGTGCAAGTAGAACTTCAAACCAAATTAATGCTGTAAGGAAATTAATGTTTAACCAAGCTGTAGACGACAGATTAACAGAATGGGCAAATCATAGAAGAAAGCTAGACGAGGCTAATGATCCTTTACAAGAGGTATGGGATTTTTGGCACCAAGCTCCTTTCACGCCCCATAACAGAAACGTAGATCCATACTACCAACAAAGCTGGCCCAGTCCCTGGGAAATCATTGAAGAGAACAAATATGATGATTTTACCAAAGCACTGATGATTGGCTGGACTTTAAAACTGACAAAAAAATATCAAAGTAGTAAGATAGAACTAAGAACATTAGTTGACTCTTCCCGAACAAGACAGTATAATCTATTATACATAGATGATAATTGGGTTATAAACTACAGTGATAATGGACCGATTCTTTTACCCGAAGTACCTGACTCGTTTAGACTAGAAAATCTAATAGAAGTTAGCGCCCCAAGGTAAATATCAGCTTAGAACAATAAAAAGAGGTTACTTAATGATCACAGTGGTCAAGCGTAATGGGCATCGTGTCCCGTTAGATATCGCAAAAATACAGAGACAGGTAGCCCACGGCTGCAGAGGCATCGACGGAGTTAGCCCGTCCATGGTAGAGATTAAAGCGCAAATAGAATTGCACGATGGCATGAGCACCGAGACCATAGATGAGCTGTTGCTCAAGGCCATGGTTAATTTAATTGACGAAACTGAAAATCCGGAAATTAACAACGTTAACTATCAATATGTAGCAGGCAGACAACGTGTTAGTATGTTACGCAAAGAAGTATACGGTGCATACGATCCTCCTCCATTATACGAGATTGTACAAAAGAATGTTAAGTCGGGCATGTACACCAGCGAATTGCTAGATTGGTACACTGAGGACGAATGGAAGATCATTGATTTGTTCTTAGATCACGACAAAGACGAAACATATACATTTGCAGCCATAGCACAACTATGCGAAAAGTATCTTGTGCAAAATCGTGCTACAGGACAAATTTATGAAACCCCACAGGTTCGTTATGCTATTGCGGCTGCTACAGCGTTTCACAATGAACCTAAAGAAACTAGATTAAAACTTGTTAAGGAATATTATGAATGTGCGTCCGATGGTCATTTTACTCTCGCTACTCCTGTGCTCGCTGGCCTCGGTACTACAACTAAACAGTTCAGTAGTTGTGTGCTTATTAGCAGTGACGATACCCTTGATTCGATATTCGCCGCAGGCGAAATGATGGCCAAATATGCCTCAAAACGAGCCGGTATTGGTCTCGAAATAGGCAGAATCAGACCGTTAGGCGCCCCAATTCGCAATGGTGAAATCAAGCATACGGGTCTAGTACCCTTCCTAAAGAAATGGTTCGCCGATTTAAGATCATGCAGTCAAGGTGGCATACGCAATGCCAGCTGTACAGTTACATTTCCAGTATGGCATGCTCAATTTGAAGACTTAATTGTGCTTAAGAATAATCAAGGTACAGACGAAACTCGTGTGCGCCAAATGGATTATAGTGTAGTAGTTAATGCCATGTTCTGGAATCGTTATAAGCGTGGCGAAACAATGTCGTTATTTGACCCGGCAGAAGTTCCGGACCTATACGAAGCCTACTATCGTGACAGCGCAGAATTTGAAAAGTTGTATCTACAATATGAACAAGATAAGACAAAGAAAAAGAAAGTTGTATCGGCGGATGAGATATTCAAAAATGGAATTCTTAAGGAGAGAACTGATACTGGGCGCATTTATCTTGTCAACATCGACAACGTTATCAACCAGGGTCCCTTTGATACAACGGTGGATCCAATATATCAATCAAACCTATGCCAAGAGATACTTTTACCCACCCGACCTTTCCAGAGAATTGAAGACCCAGAAGGAAGAATTGCTCTTTGCACTCTTGGGTCGATAAATTGGGGTGCGTTCCGAAATCCACAAGAAATGAGAAAAGCATGTCGTGTGCTAGTTCGCAGTTTAAGTAATTTATTAAACTACCAAGACTTCTTAAGTGTACAAAGTAAACTTGCCAACACAGATTTCGAACCACTAGGTGTTGGCATTACTAACTTGGCCTATTGGCATGCTCGTAAGAGTTTCAAATACGGTGAGAAAGATGCACTGGCAGAAGTTAAACGTTGGATGGAACACCAAGCATACTACCTTACTGAAGCCAGTGTCGAGCTTGCCCAAGAACGAGGCCCATGCGGACGTAGTCAGTACACTTACTACGGTAAGGGAGTATTTCCCTGGGAAAGGCGCAAGGCTGGAGTTAATGAACTCACTGACTTTACACCCAGCATGGACTGGGAACCATTACGAGCACGTATGATCAAGCATGGTATTCGTAATGCAACACTAATGGCCGTGGCACCAGTTGAATCTAGCAGTGTTGTTTTAAACAGCACTAACGGAATTGAAATGCCTATGGAAATGATTTCTGTCAAGGAATCAAAAGCCGGATCGTTTGTACAAGTAGTACCAGAGTACAAACGTCTAAAGAATCGTTACCAACTTATGTGGGACCAAACAGATTGTATTGACTACTTGAAAACTAGTGCTGTATTAGCAGTATATGTTGATCAAAGTCTAAGCACTAATACATTCTACAATCCCGCTAATTATCAAGGTGGTAAAGTACCCGCAACTGTAATTGCTAAGAACTTGATGTTGGCTTACAGATGGGGACTAAAAACTATATACTATAGTTTAATTAACAAGGTTGGGGCCAAAGCTGATGTCACAGGGACTAACACTCCTCTTATAACTGCGGAACCAATTACAATATATGATGATGACTGCGAGGCCTGCAAATTATGAGCAAACAACAATATAACCTAAGTAAACAAACAAACTATCTTAAACGTCATATGTTCTTGGATCCAGAAGGTCCTGTAACAGTGCAACGTTTTGAAGAGGTTAAGTATCCTAAAATTGCCAAGTACGAAGAACTTGCTCGTGGATTCTTTTGGGTGCCTGAAGAAATCAGTCTCACCAAAGACAAGATGGATCACAAAGATGCCAGCGATGCTGTCAAGCATATCTTTACCAGCAACCTACTACGTCAGACAGCCTTAGACAGTATCCAAGGTCGTGCTCCTAATCAAGTATTCAGTCCTGTAATCAGTGTTCCAGAATTAGAAGCACTTGTGAGTAACTGGAGTTTCTTTGAAACTAATATTCACAGTAAAAGTTACAGTCACATCATAAGGAATGTTTATGGAGTACCCAAAGAAGAATTTAATAAGATTCATGACACAGCTGAAATTGTTGGTATGGCAGCTAACATTGGTCGTTATTATGAGGAACTTCATATTCTTAACTGCCGTAAAGAGTTGGGCGAAGACATTGGAATCTATGCTCACAAGCGAGCCATATGGATGGCACTACATGCATCATATGCATTGGAGGCATTACGCTTCATGGTAAGTTTTGCTACGTCATTGGCCATGGTAGAGAATAAGATATACATTGGCAATGGCAATATTATTAGTTTAATTCTACAAGACGAGTTATTACACACTGAGTGGACGGCTTGGTTGATCAACAATGTTGGTAAAGACGACGCAGATTTTGTCAAGTTGGAAGAAGAATGTGCTGAAGAAGTTTATGCCCTATATCAAGAAGTTGTTAATGAAGAAAAAGACTGGGCGACCTATTTGTTTAAACTAGGTCCAGTTATCGGTCTTAACGCCGCCATTCTCAGTGACTTTGTTGACTACACAGCATTTACAAGATTAAAAGAAATTGGTATTAAGTATGCTGGAGAGCATCCTAAGGCCAGTCCTATCCCTTGGTTTAACAAGCACGTTAACATCAACAAAAAACAAACAGCATTACAGGAAAACGAAAGTACCAATTATGTTATTGGTGTTATGAGCGATTCAGTTAGCTATGAAGAATTACCAGATCTATAAGGAAGTAAAAATGACTAAAGCAATTGTGTGGTCGAAGTACCACTGCCCATTTTGCGATCAGGCAAAGGCATTATTAAAACAACGAGGTATTCCATTTGAAGAAAAGAAAATTGGTGATGGGTATTCTAAAGAAGAATTGTTAGAAGCAATTCCCACAGCAAGAACAGTACCACAGATCTTTATCAATGATCAACTCATTGGTGGCTTTACTGAACTAAAGGCACACCTAAATGGATAACGAGCCTATTGTAGATGAGAACACCATTGATCTATCCGGTGGTGAAGATTACGACAGTATCACTATGATAGATACTAGCAGTATGAACTCTTATAATTACTCCTATAGTACAACACCATCTAGCATTACTATTAGTAACGGTAGCGGTAGCAACTATGGTGCAGTTGGTAGCTCTGGTAGCTTTTTAACCAGCGGCTTGAATGGCACTAGCTGGAGCAACACAAATTGGAATATAAGCAGTAGTTCGTCAACTCCAGGTTTAAAAGTCTCAGGTGACGCAGAGTTCGAAGGCAAGGTTATGATAAACGGCCGGAATATCTCAGAGTTTATGGAAACTATTTCAAACCGGCTTGCTATACTCCAACCAGACCCTGCAAAACTAGAGCACTTCGCGGCTCTTAAAAAAGCCTACGAGCATTACAAAACACTTGAAGCTTTATGCGAAATACCCAAAGAAGAAGATAAGGAATAATATGTTAATTCAAAAACCCGCAGCCACTGGTGATACAGTGAGCATTAAATTAATTTCCGGTGAAGAGATCATCGGACGTTTAGATGAAGATACCGCAGAGTATGTTAAACTGAACAGACCTAAAAGTGTAAGCATTGGCGCACAAGGACTAGGTATGATGCCATTTATGTTCTTAGGCGGAGCAGACAATGTTACTATTAAACACAATCACATCATTGTTATGGTACTTGCAGAAAAAAGTGCATCCGATCAATATGTACAGGGAACAACTGGTATTGCCCTAGTGTAAATAGTAGTTTAGGATATTATTATGGAACCAACAATCGTTTCAACAAGTACGGGAAGCATATCGATAGCATATGATTACAGTCCGTATCTTGAAAGAATTGCATCGTCATTAGAAAGAATTGCAACCGCATCTACTACTACTGGTATTAGGCATGTTGGACCTTACGATTGGGTAGCACCTACAGAAATTTATGATTGGTATAGGCAAGACTTGGGTTCTTTGATTTCTTCAACAGCAACCATTAATACATTATTTGCAAATATTAGCACCATAACAAATAGTTTGCCTAGATTTTTATAAGGATTAAAAAATGCCATACGTACCAGGTGCAAGAGTTCACGGAGTAGTACACGTTGCCGACGTTTACCATAGCGGCAACGTCTACGCCAATAACGTCCCAATTGCTCTTTGGCAATCGCCTGGTGCTAGTGGAACCTTTGGCGGTATTAGCATATCAGTGGCAGTGGAACTAGATCCATTAGTAGTTGAGGAAGTAGCGAGCCAGGTCAATACCTATGTAGCTGCTCAGAATGGTCAACCTAATCAATATTATAATGCTGCCGCGGCAGCTGACGGCGTTAAAGGTAACTACGCCGGTACCGTAGATGATGGTACAACCGCTACTGCGGCAGTATCGTTAATTTCAACTGATACTACCTTCTCTAGTATTGTTCCATTCTTAGACAAATGTCTTGACGAAGCAGCTCAAGGTAAGTGGAGAGAAACAGGTCAAGGTGGTAAACCTAGTAATCCTAATATTACCGGTATTTGGCAGAACATAGGATATCCTGGTAGCAGTCCGTGGACCACAGATCAAACAGCATGGTGCATGGGATTTATTAACTTTGGATTAAAGAGTTCGGGATATCGATATTTCCAAACTGCAAGTGCGGCCGCAATTACGACCAGTCCGGGAAAATGGAACGCTACACAAGTTCCTAAAGATCAAGCACAGCCCGGTGACATAGCATTCTGGAGTTATAGGCACGTTAACTTTGTCTATACAGCCCAAAATGGCAAATACACGTTTGTTGGCGGAAATCAAAGTCCAAAAGCAAGTAATAATCCGGATGACGGCGATGTAACCAAATCTTATCCAAACGGAACAGGCGCTAATAACGCAAATTGGGTAAGTTGCTGGCGTCCAAGTAAAACATAATGGTTGACAAACTGGTAAAAATACAGTATAATAGTAATAAGAGGAAGCAGTAATGCAACAAGGTAAAGTAAAATGGTTTAATAATTCCAAAGGTTTTGGATTTATTGTACCGGACGAAGGTGGTGAAGATGTGTTTGCACATTTTAGCCAAATTCAAATGGAGGGCTATAAAACTTTGAAAACAGACGAACATGTCCAATTTGAAGTCACAAATGGTCCAAATGGTAAACAGGCTCAAAATATTCAACGGAGTTAATATGTATCAATATCGTGTTTGGGTTAAACTTAATCAGTATCAAACTGCCGACGTTGTAGTTAATGCAAACAATGATTGGGAATGTAAAATGCTTGCAGAAAGCATGTACGGTTCTGGTATGGTTCTAAACTACAGCAGAATTAATTAAATACACTGTCCTGCAGGGGTAAACCTGCGTAGCAAGTTGGCAAGGTGCGAGACCTTGTTTGGTTAGGCGGAAACCATACAAGCCCTGCAGGTCCGTCAACGTTGTCAACGTAATATAGGGCTAAGGCGTTATATATACATCATGGAGAAAGTTATGAAAAAATTATTGACTGCACTTGTTTTATCTTTTGCACTTGTTGGCACAGCGTCAGCACAACATAGACATTATGGACATCA